CTTCTGTAAGTGAATTAAATGTAATTCCTACGTCAGCAAATCCTCCTTGTATAGGTGATTCTATAAAGGGTTCATCACTAAAACCCATGCCTGGTTGGTCATAAGCTCTGTCTTTACCAAATTTTAAATTGGTTAAGTCTGATTGTAGGTCTTTTAATGCCATTATGTAGGTAAATTGTCGGTGTATTTACTAGGAGTTGCTCCGTCTAAATCTTGAAATTCTGCTTTATTAGGTGAAGGGGTATAAATTTGTCCTGAATTTGAACTATTAACTGCTTTGCTAAGTAAAGCTACCATATGGTCTTCTGCTGAGAAGGGGGAATTAGAAGTTCCTCCTAATGTGTTAAAGTTAGAGTCTCCTGCTTGGGAAGCCATATCCCCAACAGAATTTTCATCTTTTACTAAATCGAATCTACTTTGTTTATCTTTAAGTGACATAATATTGTGTTTTAGTTATAAATATTTAAATTAACCCATTCCAACTTTGTTATACTTAACATCATTAACATATGCGCCATTTGAAGCTTGTTGACTTTTAGCATTAAAACCACTGTAGTTTGTAGTTGTGTTTACTTGGATGTTAGACATTGCTGATGCCATTTTATCATAATCGATTTCTCTACCTGATCCACCTGAAACGACATTTGATGTAAATGTTGCTACTCCTGAAATTACATTTGAAAATGCATCTATTATCGGTATTAATGGGGTTACTAAGTCTACTAATGCAGTTTTTAGTTTTACCATTGATGCTTCAAGTTTTTGTGTTGCACTTAATTGAAGCATTTGTTGGTATGTTTGTTCTCCATATTCGGCTGTAAATCCTTGGGCTCCTAAAGTTAAGAATTTTTGTTGTATTACCATTTCAGCCATTTGGTCTCTACTTACACCAATTGTGTCTGCTATTGCTTGTTGGGTGATTCTGTTTCCGTTTGCAAATGATGAAAATAATTCTTCATTGTCTGCTAATTCTTTACTTACACCTGCTAAATCATTATTTAAAGCAAGTAATCTGGCTTTTTCAAAATTAAGTTGTTTACCTGTAAGTAATTCGGCTGTTAATTCATTTTCAATTGATGATTCAAAATTTAAGAGGCTTTCTGCTATTTGGTCTATTTCTGATAATGTTGAACCTAATGATCTAGCTTCTGCTGCTGCTTGAGCTAATAATTGAGGATTCATGCCTAAAGAAACTACAATGGCTTTACTTGCACTACTTATGTCATTAAATATTTCTCTAGAACTTAAATTAACACCATTTTGTTTGTTTATAGCATTTACTGTTGCAACTGTGTTTTCTAAAGTTGATTTTGTACTTGTACCTTGTAATCTAGATACGAGTGCTAATTGAGTTGCTTGTTCAGCGCCTAATCCTAATTGTTCGGTTAATTGAGTGAATGATACTAATGTGTCTCCACCAAACGATGAAACTATACCTGTTTGGGAAGCTAAAGTAGTAAATGCTTCATTTAACCTTGTACTATTTATAAAAACTTCTCCTGAATTTGCTGCTAAGTTAGCAAAATTCTTTTGTAATTGAAGTGAATTTTGTGCTGATAAACCTGTGTTTTGTGCTATGTTGGCTGTTAAGGTACTTCCTTCTTTTAAAGCATTAACTGTGGCTACTACAGCTAATTGGAGAAGTCTCCTAACACTAAGATGGTTTTTAACTTTTTCTAAAATTTCTCCTACAAAGTTTCTTTCTCTTTGTTTTTCAATGTTTTGTTCTTTTAAAACATTAAGGTTTTCTACAGCTGCATCTATCTGTAGTAAACTATTGTATAAATCTCTTTCTGAGAATTCAACCCCATTTCTTCTTAGTATTTCAGCCTTTCTTAAAATTGTAGCTTTGTTAGCTTCATTTTTAATTAATTCTTGATCAATTTTTTTACTTTGATCTTTATTTCTATTTATAGAGGCTAAAATTTTATCTTGTTGGTCAAGACTTTTACTTGCGTCATCAATACCTTGAGTGAAATCTTTAGAGATAGTTTTTGAAGCATCAGAAATAATATTAGCTTGTTTACTAAAATTAGCTTTCAAATTAGCATTTAAACTAGTAAGTGCATCATTTAAAGCAGTTAATTCTTCCCGAGTATTATTTTGTTTAGCCATTATTGAAGTTTATTACATCATATATAAATATGAAAAAATAAAAGGTGCTTGCGCACCTTTATTATAAATTGTATGTGGAAGAAGGATTAATGTTTGGTCGGGACAATTTACCGTCTCCTACATTTGATTTACCTTGTTGTTTTTCTGCTTCTTCTTGTTGTTTAGTTAGATGTTCGTTTATCTTTTTAATGTGATATTGTCGTAACCAAATTGGCATATTATATACTTCAGAGTGTATGAATCCGCCTTTTCCATGATACACTAAATCGTGTATTTGAGTAAATAATAAGCCTCTATACTCAGGCGTCAGGCCAAAAAAAGTTGATTCCAATGGGGACAGGAATTTTTTCAATGTTTCCCCTGTTGTCCTCATATTCATACGATAAATCAATGTCTGGTTGTATTTTATTGATGTATTGTCTTAATGCCCTTGAGTCTCTTGCAAGTAATTGTGTGTCTACAAATTCACGAACAGCTGACTTTTCATAATTACCATTTACTGAAGTAATTAGGTGTTTTACTCTTGTTGACAAGTCTGCTGATGATTGTTTGTTGATTTTTTTAAGACCTTTAATTTCATTTTCGATGTTTGTTTCATCACCGTGGGTTAAAAGTTTAAATGTAATTGCTATATTAGAAGCAGGTAATGTAAATGAAAATTCATTTTTACCTTCTGTAATTAAAGATTCATCTAGTGGTTTGTCTTTAATGTCTGTAAGGTTTATGTTGATCTTTTCACCTTTATACTCAAATTCATAATCTGCACCGTATCCTAAAATACGAGCTGCAATTAATATTGCATTTTTATCACCTGTAAGTAGATCATTGAAATTTACGGGTGTAACTATGAGTGATTGGAGTAATTTGTCTATGACAGTACCATTTTGAATAAGGTTTTGGTTTGTGAGAATGTCTTCTTCACGGGCAGTCATATATTTCATTTCGATTTCCCCTTTTTTTAGAGGATTTCCTTCTGGGTATAGTAGACCTTTAGAAGGAAGGGTAACCATTTCGGTTGGGAATTGTTGTTGTTCCATAACTTATTTATTAAAACTAGTTCAGATATACATATATAGGAAAAAGAAAGGACGTCATAAAATGACGTCCAGCCTCGCAACTTCGGGAGAGAAGTATATTTTAGTAATTTAGGATGGCGTAATCCATTACTATTGTTAAATTGATGTTTGCTGGTGCGTCTGATGACCAATCCATGTCACCAAAGTTAGCTGCTTGACAATATGCTCCCTTTAAAATCCATTCTTCAACTACATCACCTACAGGACCTAATGCGTTAATTCTAATGTCTTTTTTATAGAAATCAGAATAACCGTCTCTACCTGTAACTGACTCGTGTGACAAACGAACCCATTCCATTACTGCTTGAGCTCCGGATGGTGTTACTGGATCATACAAATCACAACTAATGTTTTCCCAATTTGCTTTTCCTTTGATTTTTCTTTTTACGTTAATGTGATCAAGAGTTACTTCACCAAATGAAATGCTTGGGCGAGATACCTTTTTAATTAAGTATGCTGGGATTCCATCAATGTACATTATAAACCTATTCTGTAGTTTAGGTTCAAATGCTGTGAACATGATTTCGTTTGTGTCTAATATTGCCATCGTTTGTTATTTTTTATTCAGTTATAAATATACGGTTTTTAAATTCTTATTCGAAAGTTGCTCCAGTAGGCAATACATTGAAATCAAGAACTATAAATTCAGCTGTTTTAGTTGGTTGTAAATAAATAGCACCTACTAATTGGTTTCTATCTACAACATCTGCTGTGTTGTTATTTTCATCCATTTGTACTCTGAATGAGAATAATCCTTGTTTTTGTTGTACACCCTCTAAGTATGGGTTAACTATGTTTAAGAATCTATTACGCGTTGCATTTGTGTTTTGTTCAAATACTAGGTATCTTGAAGAACTTGCAATAAATTTCTTAAGTGCAATCAACAATCTACGAACATTAATTCTGTCTAATGCTGATGATCTTGTTTGAAGTGTTTTCTGACCCCAAATACAAACTCCTGTTTGTGGGAATGTTGCTATTGGGTTGATTTTGTCATTGTATAATGTGTCTCTTTCAGCTTGATTTAATCTAATTTTAGCTTCAATTACATTTCCTAACACACCCCTATTTAAACCTGCTGGTGCAAACCATTCAGCTGCAATTCGGTCTGAAGCTGCAATTGCTCCTGGAACTATTACTGATGGTGGAACTAATACTGGTTTGTTTTGTGCAGTATCAAGTACTTTAACCCATGGGTAGTAAGTTGCAGCGTAGTTAGTGTCTAAATCACTTACGTCGCTTACAGCTTGGTTTACTGTGCTTGTTGCAATTGAAGTGTCCATTACATAGAATGCATCTCCTCTTGCTTCAACCATGTCAATAGCTGCGTTTGTTACTAGTGGATGTTTTGAATGAATAACACCTGGTAATGCTACCATGTTAATATCGTACTCGTCTTGGTTTGAAAGAGTGTCGATTGCTTTCTTGTATCCTTTATATCCAGCTTTGTCAGTTCCACTTAAATCAAAACCATATAATTTTCCATTATCTTCATAATCAGAATGTAATGAACTTTCAGCTCCTGTAAATTTCACTGTATGGGGTGCAACACCGTCTGTACCACCTTGGAATGGGACTGTAAATTTAAGTTGGTTTGGTGTAGGACCAGTTGCTCCTGTTGTGTCAATTGATGTCCCTAATGAACCTGACCATAATGAAGAACTTGCATGTCCTGAATAGTCTTCAACGTTAAATGCTCCTGCTACGTTAGATTCTTCAGTTGTTGGTAAAGGAAGGATAAAGTTTTCGTTGTCTGCTTCTTTTTCTTTAAATTTCCATCCTAAGTATCCTTTTGAATTATATGTTTTACTTACTCCTGTTTGTTGTAAACTTTCATAAGAAGCTGAAGGGAATGCAGCGTCTATTTCTATAGCCGCCATTGCAATTGGGTTAATAACTGCTGCGAATCCTTTAGGTGATAATTTTGGTGATGTTGATTTAGCGTCAACTGCTGTGTCAACTTCCACTCTAATATAATTTGAAATGTTTGGATAATTACCAAGTAATTCTACTTTACCTAAAGTGTCATTGTATTGTGGGTATCTGTCTCCAATTACTCTTGCAATGTATTGTGGTGAGTCTGGGTCTAGATTAACATTGTT